ACTCCTTAGCAATACCTGCATGAAGCATACTCTTATAGAGATCTATTCCTGCATCAAAATGCTTTCGCATTTCCTTGTTGAATCTATCAACTATAGCAGGATCTACATCATCAATACTATTCTGTCTGTTCTTTAAATCCTGACTGCGTAGTTCAGGTAGTGGGATGTCCTCTCTAATGTAAGACACATCAGCATACCTCTGTGAAAACTCTTGGTATGTAAACGATCTATGACGTAAGATCTGCGCTGCAAGACCACGTGTGGTCTCGATCTCCAGTGTCATATGTGCCTGTTCAAATACAGACCAGTGACCGTGCTTAATACAATACCCTAGAAGTCCAGCGATCTTTGGGTTGTCTTGGTTGTTAGGATTACTTACCCTAGCAACATACCCCATAGTCTTTTCAGCATCAGGGGTAACAGTAACAAGTTTTACATTCATTTTGATAATTTTATGCTGTAGATACCAGTGTCTAGTTCACTAGGAACTATATTCATAGAGATAGATACCCTCTTGACATCTGCCTCTAGGATCTTTGTGTCGTGAGTCAGATTACTTGGCCAAAGAAACAGTATAGTCTCTTTTGGTGTCATAGTCAAGGACTCAGAGTTATATTTGTTCTGCTCTCGTGGCATAGCAGATAGATATGGATCACTCTTCTCGATGCTACTGGAATGAAATGTTATACCTGTTGCAGTAGAAGGGAAGTTCAAGTAATAGGTACCAGATACAAATGCATTAGCGTGGCTGTGTTTAAACTGCCATCCTCCTTTCTTTGTTACATTAACCCAACACTCACTAATGAAATGTTCCTTTGTTAGATTCCAGTTGTAAACAGACTGTGTATAATCCACATAAGATCTGCTAATGAACTCTTCAAACTCCCTGATGATAGGGTAGTCTTCATTCAATAAACTTTCTTGGGATACATTATAGTAATGCCCAATGTCATTAGTCATAGGATTATCCATCCTCTGTCTGGTCTTGATTAATTCCTGCGTGAGTTTCTTCAACTCCATATGCTTCTCGTGATCCCACTTATAGATCCCAAGTGCTGTAGGAAATAGATCTACTACATCAACTCTCATCTCTTGTAACCCTATAGTTGTAACCACCAGCAGAAAATACTTCTGGCATAAAATTCATAGAGATAGAAACTCTAGTAGAATTATCACCAGTAGGTCGTGTGTAGTGGGAGATATGTCCTGGCCATAATACCAGTCTACCTTCCTCTGCGCCACCACTCTGTGACATATTACTAAACTCCGTCTCTTTCAACTGTTGGAACCCAATGTAAGGTCTGCTAGGTGAAGCAGCAGGATTCATAAACACTATGTCACCACAGTCACCTTCCATATGGAGGTAGTAAGTGCCAGAAACAAATGCGTTAGCGTGTGTATGAATGACCTGTTCACCACCTGGTTTGGTTACATTAATCCAACAGTCTGTAACGTTTGCATCCTGTGTACTCTGCCATCCCTGCACATCAATAACGTAGTCAGCATAACATTCTTGTAACCACGTATTGAAGTAACTGTAGATAGGTTCATCATTATCATAGAGTAGATGCTCTCCAGTCTTCTGATAATAATGAAATATATTAGGAGACCAAGCACTCTTACCACCAGTATAATTCTTTATCGATTCCCGCACAGTCTCCTTCAATTCTTGATGCTTATCAGCATCCATTTTATAATGTGCTAGAGGTGTCGAGAACATAGGTCTGACACCTATTCTATTAGGTGGTATTCTCATTGACCTCTGTATTTAATTGGCCATAACATCTCCATACCTGTTACTAACAGTATAACAAAGAAGAATGGGAATAGTGTTGTGATTACAATCATTGCCAGTGATAATGATAAAAGTTTCCTTCAGGATGGAACATAGGATCTTCAGATGGAACACGATGCCACAACTGTGATTGCCCTTTAAAATCTGTCCTTCCATCTAATACTTTAAGTGCATCAACTATCTTCATCTGACCTTCAGGAGATTTAAGTTTCTCAACTAGATCAGGATCTGCCCTGAGTGTATAATTCTGTGATACTCCTTCATACTGTCCTTTACTATACACTACTGAACAAACAGTATCAGGAAAATCTGGGGAAGCAACTCTGTTTAAAACAGAAGCAGCAACACCATACTCATCGTCAGTAAATCTTCTTGCTTCTACTTGTACTACCTCAGCAAGGCAGGTGTAGGAATGTGGCGGTAGATCGGGAATCATAATTCTGTAGATGTAGGTAACCTATCGGGATCCTCTTGGTCGTGCTTAATAACTTTAAAGTTATAGGCACCTGCTAAGAATTCCTTAGGTAAAAAATTCATAGAGATAGAAACTCTAGTGCATCCCTCCGTAGGAATAGTCTGATGGACAATATTACTTGGCCACAAGAGAAGGTACTGCTCTTGGCAGTTACCATAGTACTGTGCTTGATTAAAGTCTGTTGCACTACTATTATCAAACCCAAAGTTAGGTTTGTTAGGCATACTAGTGGGGTTGAAGAACTGAATAGGACCAGAACCTTCTGGCATCTGTAGATAGTAGGTGCCAGATATAAAAGAGTTAGCGTGAGAATGCATTACCTGATTCCCACCATCCTTTGTGACATTCACCCAACAATCTGTGATGAATGACTTCTTTGACATATTCCAACCCTGCACTTCAACTACTGTATGTGCATAGCAGGACTCTAACCAATCGTGAAAGTGTTGGAAGATAGGATCATCATTATCATACAGTAAGTGTTGTTTACCGTGCTGATAGAAATGAACCAATGCTTCAGTATGTTCTGCGTATCCTGGATGAGCACGCTTAATTGCAGCACGTGTTGCTACCTTAAGTTCCTCGTGTTTGTCATCAGGATACTTATAATAAACGATCGGTGTTGCGAAGATAGATTCAACCAGATCGGGTGTCACATTCATTTAGAAAATCCCTTCTTCCTACGTCTTGCTTCTTTCTTCTCGTAAAGAGAAGTCTTAATCTCTAGCCGTTGCTTTTTCATATAAGCAACCTCTTCATCACTATAGAGGAAGGGTCGTTCATCTAGTTTCTTTAGTGCCTTGTTGATTAGTTTTAGTTGTGCTTTCAATCTCATAGTTAACATTACTTGTCTCCATTACGAGGTAAGAAGTACGCATCAAAGTAGGGAATAACACCGTGTGATATCTTATGTCCCTTAGCAATCCATTCATCTGCACATTGATACATCAATTGATTTTTCACTGTCTTGCCGTATTTGTTCAGCAATAGCATCAAAACGTGCTGCCTTAACTGAAGATCTTCGTCTGTAAGCATAGGTACCTACCTCTATAGGTATGTAGTCTAGCACAAAAAAAGACCCTCGTAAAGAGGGTCTTTAAAGTTTCTTAGCAGTTAGCTACAAGGGATTGCCTTGCTGCGTACGTGGATTCCACGATACATTAGATCGTGTCTCTGACGCTTTGCTGCTTCGCTGAGTACTGATTTGTTGTACTCTTCAGAGTCGTACTCGACTCCACGGTAAGTGACTTTTGCCATTGGCGTGTCCTCTGGATAGGGTGGTTTAATTCCCCGTTCCTTCAGTCGGCATTTGCGTCCAATCACATCCTGGCTCAGTAGTACTTTTAATTGTCTCAACGATTTCAGACTTAGCCTGTCCTGCATTGAGGTCAGTAACACCAGAGATAATATCTCTAGCATACTCACAAGTTAAAAGTGTTGTGAGTAGAATGTCCATAGGATGAACGTATCCGTTCCGTGTCGGCTTACTTGCGCCCCTGATGGGGTGAACGTAAAGGTATGTTAGCATACCCATACTATATAGTCAAGCGTAACTGTATCATACGATACAGTTTTATTATTTCTTAACCTCCACCCCTAGTCTCGTTAGGATTAACGTTCATAGATGGAAGTGGTACACCTTGTGTCATTCTTTGACCTGGTGTTGACCATTGCTTTCCTTGAGGCTTTGGTGGTGCATTTCTATTGCCCCATTGCACTTGAGGAAATGCCTCCTTGATTACATTCTCAGTAATCCTGTACTTCTTCTTAAGATTCTTATCTTTAACCAGACATACAACCTCTGCCTCAGATTCGTGTAGTCCCTCTAGAAGACCAATAAACATTGATTCTTTTTTGAGAGAAGGTACATCATCAGCACCTCCCTTCACAAAATAGTGAAGGAGTCTATGTTCTGTACTAAGTCTTGAGTGTTCGGTACCAGCAGGTGCTTCGTTCGGTTTGTAAGGAACTGGTCCTTCAGGTATAGCAGATTCAATACTGGTATCGAAATTAATAATAAGAATTTTCCTGAGAGCTTCACTGTTATGCTCTCGCAAAAGATTTATCTTTGATGCTTTAGTCTTAGCATTGCTAACCTTTTGCAGCACTTCAGAAATTAATAGTGATTCAGCCATAATAATTTGTTTTTTGTATTTAGTCCTCGTCTTCTACCTGACGTTCCTCAAAACGTAGTGATAGAAGGTCGCCAGAGTAAGGAGTTCCATTGGAATCATACATCTCTGGGTGTGTATATTCAGGTTGTTGTGCGGTCGTTGCGTACACAATATCGTTTCCCATCCATCCAATAATACCTCCTAGAATAAAGAAAATTAAACTGCTTACTGCACTAAAAAAAAGTACTTCAGCCATTGTATTAACCCTCAACTATTCTTATTTAGACCATACCTTTGGATTTGAAATACCGTGCTGCCTCTACCAGTCCTCCTAAGTTTGTACCATTATACACTACTTGTGGGAATGTGACAACATCCATCCTAAGAATGTCTTTAACTTCTTGCTTGTTCATATCCCTGTCCAGCAGTACTTCACTGTATGGTACGTTTGCTCTTGCAAGAAGTTCTTTAGCAAGGACACAGTACCTACAACCATTCATAGTATACAGTACTGTACTCTCACCTCTCTTTAAACCATCACCCATCTTTATTAAGCTCCTGTGATTTATTAGTAATAATTATTCTATTGTTCTTATAGTCTGCTTTAAATTCTAGGAGATCCAAATTATCCCACATCAATTCTTCATATAACATATTGAGACGATCCATATCCTCCCACAGGTCATTGACGTGATGATCTTCCATTAGATTTTCTCTTTGTATCATATTATATCAGATATGTATCATCTAGTCAAATACTTCCTTGACTTGACCAATCTCATAACAATGTATACCATTGAGTCTAATGAAATCCATAACATAATACTTAATATTGTCAGGAATCACAACACAATATCCGATACCCATATTGAATACTCTCCTCATCTCTTGATCAGTTACATTACCTGCTTGTTGTATCTTGTCAAAGATAGGAGGTACATCCCAAGTCTTGTAATCAACTTCAATCTTTAGTCCTGCTGGTAAACAACGTGATAAGTTCTCAAGCAATCCACCTCCAGTGATGTGAGCCATACCATAGATGTCATCAAACTCTTCAAGCAATCCTTTTACCACTGGTGAGTATATTGTAGTGGGTGTAAGTAACTCAGGAGTATCTGCCCACTTAATCTTATGACGTGTTAGTAGGTAGTTAACCATACTATATCCATTACTGTGGAGACCACTACTCTCTAGTCCAATGACTATATCACTTGGTTTGATACTTGATCCATCTACAACCTCTCTCTTCTCTACAATACCAGTACAAAATCCAGCAAGATCATAGTCATTCTGCCTACAATGTTCAGCAGTCTCTCCACCTAGGAGTTCCATCCCTGCTATCTCACATCCCTTAAGGATACCTACCATAATGTCAGCGACATTACCATCAATCTGCTTAGTAGAAATATAATCTAAAAAATATAACGGTCTAGCACCAGAAGTAATCACATCGTTGACACACATAGCAACTAGGTCTTGACCGATAGTTGTGTAGTCATTAGCAACTCTTGCAATGTTAATCTTAGTACCTACACCATC